AAGAAGGACCAGACGTCAGCACCCATAGTCGATTCGACGCCAGTCCCGTGATCACAGTCCTCGAACCTGAGGTCGTGGGTCATGGCGCGATGGGCGGCGTTTGCAGGGCTCAGGTGGTTTTTCTTCCTGTAGTCAGTGCGTCCAGAGTCGTTGGGCCAGCAGTTGTGCACCAGGCGGTTGATGGTGGGCATCTCGGTGTTGGAAGCGCCGACAGCGCGGACGGGGCGGTTGCGTGCATCCAGGTGCCGGTTTGCACGTGAGCGGAAACCACGACGTATGGCGGCCAACTTAGCATGCGGTTGAGTGTTGACGCCACGGCCGACGGTGAACTCTGGGAAAGCATCCTGAAATTGATTAACGTCGTGTATGTCAGTGCTTTCCGGCAGAGTCATGATTGGCAAACCGTTCATGTCGTTGATCGCCTGGGTCACCTTGTCTCTCGCGGCGGCCACAACTGCAACCTCGGCAGCGTTAGAAGCATTGAGTTGCCCACTCTGCTGTGCTAGGTGCATCAGACGCTCGGGAATGAGCGTGTTGAAGACCGTCCTGTTAACAACGGCGTGTTGTTCCAGCAAGCATTGTGAGGTTTCCTCAATGTTCAACTCTCCGGCTAGCAAAGCCCGGCGGTACACATGATCGGGTCCGTGATACTCGGTGAAATCCTGGGTTAGAAAGAAGAGGATTTTGAGACCGAGAAAGCCGTAATCTAGGACGTTGTAAGACATATTGACCATGTCATGCACAAACGTTCGAAGAAAAGGAACGACCTCCTGACCGACTCCGATCAAATGTGCCAAGCCGAAGTGGTTAAACGCATACCTTGCCCATTCCTGGTTCTTTTCCGCAAAAAGCTCGCAGAAGTGCTTAAAATTGAGAATCAGGAATTTCGCAGCGGCGTCAGGGAACAGCCCCACATTGTGTAGCTTGACAAGTATGGCCTCGTACGCTGCACGTATGTGATCCAACTCCTTTAGTGCAAGGGCTTTCAGTTGCCTGGCTAACATCTCCAGAGGTGTGTAGATGTGGGTGAAATTGTCGGGAACGCCAACAACGGGGTTAACATTCGGCAAGCCAGGGGGCAAAATTTCGCTAAAAGGCGGCGGCGTGGGTCTGGCGACGGGGACGTGTATACCCGGGTGATGGACTGCGTGCTCCCAATACCATTTGGCAAGTTTTGACAACAATTGTTTGCTAGTTGCAAACAACACGGGGTCAAGTGCGATGTCAAACAAATCCGGCAGTTGGCGCGCGACGGGGTCACTTGGTTGGTTGGCAGTGGTGCAGTCAAGAGGCGCTTCACCAGTGTACGCAAAGACTGCATGGGTGTTAACATAGTCCAGGAGCCTTCGACAAAGGGGCAGCGAGGGACAAGCATTGCCGGGATAACCATAGTGCTTAAGGATGAACGAAGTCTCATCCAGGCCGTCGGGAAAGGCTGGCCTGCTAGCACGCAGTTCGTGGGGCAGGAAGGCAGTCATGCACTTACCAAGCGGGTAGGGGCATGCGCAGGGGACGACATCACCATCGAGCAGTTTTGGCCCGGGGCAGCAACGGGGAGAGTCAGCGACGGCAGATCTCGCGTCCAGAGCAGTTGAGGGTACAACTGCTTTGACCTTGAAACCCACAGTACGCGGGCGGGAGGGTGAAATTTTCGGGACAGCAGGGGTGTAATGCTGCGCCAAAAGGTTGTCAAGAATAAGCCGGTCTAGGAAGAAGTCAATGCCCTCACTGGTATCCAGGGCACGCTCCTT